CAGATGACGGCTGGCAGGCGGCCAGTGCAAACAAAATTATCAGAAGGACTCTCATGCCTGCCTCCAAATTCGGATGCCGTCACCTTCACGGCGCGCGATAAACTTTTTGTTGTGGCGGTCGCCACAGGACTTGGCTGCACGGTAGGCTCGGCCATTCAGATCCTCGCCCGGATAGGCCACAGACTCTCCGACTTCCATGTCGGCAAATGGATACTTGGTTGCCCGCTCCCCGCGAGGGATGGGAATGTCTTTAACGATCTCGGTCATGCTGCACCTCTATTTACTAAACGAGGAATTATTATATTTATTATATGCACAAAAGAAAACATTTATTTACTTTAATCTGACAGATTTGTGACGCGATCTGAATACGTACCGCCCTCAGCATACGTCTCTGCGATTGCAGCTGCGCGCTCCGGATCGGACAGCGCCAGCACTTTGCAGTACTCTCGCACGACCAGAGCGCCGGCCAGTCGCATCAGCGGCGTCTCGTAGTAGTCCGCCAGCTCGCGCAACATGTAGTAGTGCTCTGGCCGCATAATCACAGCTGTCGCATTACGCTTTACAAAGTTGACCCCGAGCCGAGGACCCGGCTTCCTGCTGAGTGCTCGTTTTTTTCGCGGCTTCTTTACGGGGGCTTCGATATCAGTTGTCGTGGTCATTTCTTCTGCTCCGGATCAGGTTCGTACTCTTCGTCGTACTCTTCGTCGTACTCCTCTTCATCAACGATATCCTCAGCGATCTCTTCCACAATGGGCGTGACATCGATCACCTGCGCGGGGTCGCCGTACATTGCTTTGATCTCCTCCAGCTTCTTTCGCACTTCATCCGCGCTCATGGTGTCGATGGTCCCGTGGCGGATCTCCTTGCGCTCGACGTAGATCGTACCCAGTGCCTGACCACGTCGGTATTCCGCTTGCACAGCAGCAGAGTAGTTGCCGGCCTCCAAAGCTTTGTCGCGGATGATCTGCAGATCCCTCATGTGCCGCTCTATCGTCGTGCCATACTTTTCCGCAACGTCCTGTCGATAGCGCTGAATGGCAGCGACAACGTGGGGATTGCGCTTTGGGTTTGTCAGGTTATAGCCAATGTCACCCGCAGAATCTTTTGAGTAGCCGGCAGCTAAAGCCGCTTGCACAAGGGTCACCTTTCCATCACCGTCAATTAGCTCTTGGATAAATCTCCATTGCTGTGGTGTTACCGGGCGCGTCTGGTCCTCAAGCGGCGCTACTGGCGTGCTCAGGCGCGCATTGAGCCTGTCTCTGCGCACTGGTGATTGGTTAAGCAGTGTTGCTATAGGCCCCTTTTTAGGCATCTTCGCTCTCCTTCACTGACTTAACATGGCTCTTTGCAGCCTCCGCGCCCTTTGCTACAAAGGTTTTATGGCCGATCAGGTTTAAATATTCGATCCAATCTCTTTGCTCTGCTGACACACTGCCCCCCTTAGTTTTTTTAAATTCAATCCACAGCAACCACGCAGGGATAAACAGATCAGGCACACCCGGCGAGACTCCCTCCAGCTTAAACCTGCCCCCTTCTCGGCGTGACCTAGCGCCCCCGTTCGGGATAGCAAAAATGCGAACTTCAGGATAAGTCCGCCGGAACCACCAAACAAACTCCCTCTGCTCCTCATGCTCCGTGGGGACTCTATCCACCGCAGAAACCTTTAAGTCTGCAGAAGACTTTAAAACGGTATTCGCATTTCTAGCCAGTCTTCGCATTGATTGAGCTCCCTCGCAAATTGTTCTGGCACCACCTGATCAAACTTCATGCAGGTGGCGCTGAAAGATAAAAAGTGTTCACACGTAAAACAACATTTTGGCGGCCTTCTTTTATAGTAGTCTTTAACAAATTCTGGCTCGCGATACATATCAAAACTCTCTTCTAGTAACCCGAAAAAATTTTCCGTCTTTCTTATAACTAACCAACTGTGGCTTTCTCCCGAAGTTTAACTCTGCACAAATGCTGCCCAAGTCGTCATGCTTTAAAGCATTGACGGCACCGCTTTTCGCAGCAATGGCCGCAAGCTTCTGTGCGGCAGTTGCGCCAGAGTAACCGTCGTGCAGGATTGTAAAATACTCTGTCACCACCGGGTCAGAGAACGCACCGTAGTAGTCAACTGCAATCATGCGCTTGCCGCTTGCCTTGCTGACATGCTCTCGCCAGCGCCAGTCGCTGATACTCATGTCAATGGAGTCAAGCCCCATGATGTCAGCATCGCGCAGTGCAAGCTTTGGTTTTTTTGGTGGCGGGAACGGAGCGCCGCAAGCTGGGCAAAAAGCTTTTGAGATATGCACAAGCTCTCCACAGGATGCGCATACTTTGACTGGCGGCTCGCCATCACCGTCTTTTTTCTTATTAGGCGGATTCACAGCGGTGATTGGACCGTGCGTCTCAACGACGCCAGCAAAGTCAAGCACGAGACAATGATCGGTGTGACTCTTGGGGCGCAGCCCTCGACCTGCCATCTGCATGTACAGCACAGGCGACATGGTGGCGCGTAGCATGGCTATCAGATCAATGTCCGGGTAATCAAAGCCTGTTGTCAGGACGTTGACGTTCGTCAGCGCCCGAATCTTGCCAGCCTTGAAATCGTTTATTATATCTTCACGGTCAATTGCAGAAGTATCCCCAGTCAGGCAGGCAGCCTCAATGCCGCGCTCCATCAGCTCATGCGCGACGTGTTGAGCGTGCTCAACTCCGGCGCAGAAAAACAGCCACGCCTTGCGATCCCCAGCAAGACTAATCACCTCGTCAACCACCGCCTTATTATGCTTTTCTGTATCAAAAGCCGCCTGCATTTCCGACTCAATGTAATCACCGCCGCGTTTTTTTATGCCCTCGGTGCTGAGCTTCTCCTTGGTAATCTTCGATCTGAGCGGTGCTAGGTACTTTTTATGTATAAGCTCCTCGAGGCTTACCGGCTCCAGCAGAGCATCAAACAGCGCCGGCTTGTCAGTGATCATCCCGTGACCCAACCGATATGGCGTCGCAGTCAAACCAATAACCCGTATCCTCGGGTTAATTTCCATCAGGTTATTAATCAGCTTTCTGTAACCGCCGGCATCCTCATGGCTGATCAGGTGGCACTCGTCAACAATGATCAGGTCAACATGACCAATCTGATCGGACTTATTGCGCACAGACTGGATCCCGGCAAATGTAATTGGCTCGTTCAGGTTGCGCATGCCCAAGCCGGCTGAGTATATGCCCATCGGCGCGCCCGGCCAGTGCTGGCGCATCTTCTCTGCGTTCTGTTCGATTAGCTCTTTAACGTGCGTCAGCATTAAGATGCGCGTCTCCGGCCAGCTCTGCAGAGAGTCTTTGCACAGCGCTGCCACAACGTGACTTTTGCCGGCACCCGTCGGCAGCACCAAGCATGGGTTGCCTTCACCTCCATCCCTAAACCATTGGTACAGCTGGTCTATGGTTCTCTGTTGATACTCTCTGAGCTCTATCATCCACTGATTCTCCCACCAAAGCCTTCGCGCAGCGCATTGACGTTCGGATCATCAGCCAGCACCAGCTCCAGATTGGAGACCAACTCTGTGCTGTGATATCCGTCCTCACCGTTGACCACTTGCTTTCCGTCAATGTCGTAAATTGCCGACCAGTCGCCAGAGGCGCCAGCCATCTTCCAAGGAACAAGATCTGGGTGCATCACATGAGAGTCGCACCCGGCGTGCTGAGCATCCGTGGGGATGGTTGTATCCCAGCGCGCGCAGTGCCATGTGCTGTCGTCGCGTGGCGTTGAGTGCGCGCAGGTTCGGCAGTTGGCCTGCTTTGTCGTGTGGGTCTTGTGGCACATATCGTATGCAGGGCAGTACTTGCACTGATACCACGACGGCGAAGCGCCTACCATTGGCTCTGGCATGCGCTCAGTCAACGCAATGCGCTGGCCTCGCTCAACGTATGCCTTGGCGGACTCGGAGCACAGGCGCACTCTCTCGGTGTATATGCGGTCATCATCTTTGCAGACGGCGTAGTACAAGGCGCGGTCAACCTTCGACCCCAGCATGTAAACCTGCATCTGCGCCCAGTGCATTGGCTTAGCAAGCTGGACGCCCTTGGCAACCAGCTCATTGAACGACTTCAGGCTGTGAGTCTTGGCCTCAAGCAGATGCTTTTTATTGGGAGCCTCCGGAACGCCTGACTCGATGATGCCGTCAATACTGCCCGAAACGTGCGACCCGAAATCAACGAGGCTCTGATTGTCGCCAACGCTTTTAACGTGACAGCCTGCTGCCCGCAGGTCAGAGACAATCAGATCCTCTTCAAGGTGGCCGCGCCGGAACAGTCTCAGGATGCGACCGGGGAACGGCTCGATGACCGCCCAGCGGAAAAGCAGCCACAGCTTGCGCTCGCATACCTCGCCAAGCATGGAGCACCCCATGTGCGGGCGCGGCTTTTCTGCGCGGGCTTCATGAGCCGCATCAATCGCTGCGGCTAATGAGTTCATTGCTTCTGGGATTGCAGTCATGTGTTATGCGGAGCAGTTTCCTGCCCCGCCCTCAGTTTATTTTTTTGCCCAAGGCGGGGTTGGAGACGAGCCTGCTGCTGGTGGCTGGATCTGACCGGCCTGTGACGGCTTGGGTAT